AATGCTATCAGAAAAACAAGTTAAATCATATCAAGAATATTCACATTTTTTAGGTTTAAGTGAAGAAGCTACTCAGGGATTATTTAAAATTTCAACACTATCAGGACAAAGTTTTGATACCGTAGGGGATAGTATTGGAGGAATAGTAGAAGGATTAAATATATCAAATGATTCATCAATTAGTTTAAATGATGTATTAAATGAAGTTGCATCAGCATCAGCAACTTCAATGGCTAATATAGGTAATAATCCAGAGGCATTAGCAAAAGCAGCATTTGAAGCTAAAAGATTAGGAATGACATTAGATCAAATAGCTGCTGCTGGTGAAGCTACTTTAGATTTTGAATCTTCTATTGCTAATGAAATGGAAGCTGAGTTATTATTAGGTAAAAACCTTAATTTAGAAAAATTAAGATCTGCTTCCTTAACTGGAGATGAAACTACAGTAGCAAAAGAAATGAATAGAATTCTTTCTGAAAATTATGAAGCTACTAAAGGTAATAAAATTGCACAGCAAGCTTTAGCAAAAACCTTAGGTATAAGTGTAGATGAAATGCACGAAATAAATCGAGTCCAACAACTTCAAAATAAATTATCTCATTTTGGTGCTGAAGATAGGATAAAAGCTGAAGCAGAAGTAAATAGATTAATGGCTAAAGGTAAAACTGAAAAAGAAGCATTAGCTATAATAGGAAAAGATAATTTAGAAACAGTAATAGCAGAAGGAAAATCAGCAGAAGCAACTAAAAGACAATTAGAAAATGCAAAAGAACTTTTTCAAAATTCAATAGCCCCTCTAGCCGAAAAAGTAGCATCAGCACTTAGTAAATTAGTTAATAATGAAGGTTTTAAAAACATGTTATCTTCAATAGCAGGTGTATTAAAAAGTATAGTAGGGTTTACATTAGATTTTCCAAAATCTGCACTTGGAATAGGTCTTGGAGCTATTGTTGGAGGATCATTACTTAAAAAAGTTGTAGGAGGTGGAAAGCTAGGATCACCTAACAACCCAATGCATGTAATAATGTCAAAAGGTGGAGTAATAAGTAGTTTACTAAGTAAAGTTACAGGAGGAGGAGATGGTGGTGGATTAGGTGGTATAAAATTTCCAAAAGGAAAAGGTATGCTAAAAGGAGCAGGTAAATTAGCAAAAGGAGTACTTGGTAAAGTAGCAGCACCTTTAGCAATTGGAATGGCTTTATTTGATGGTTTTAAAGGATTTAATGCAGATAAAGATGCATCATTAGGAGATAAATTTAAAAATGCAGGGTCTAGTGCTCTAAATGGTTTATCATTTGGCTTATTAGGTAGTTCAGCAAATACAATTTCAGCAAATGCTGCTAGTGGGGGTAGTAATATCCCATTATCTTCTAATATTGCTACTACTACTACAACTGCTCCAACTGAAAATGAAGTTGTTAATTTATTAAAAGAATTAATAGTAGCAGTAAAAGATGGAGGAGATGTTTATATGGATGGAAATAAAGTAGGTAAATCATTAGCATTAGTAACTTCCAATATGGGATAATATTTATAATAAACAATTAATTAATAAAAACATAACAAAATGCCAGATACAGTAAAAAATTCATTAGAGGATAGATTAAAAGTTGATGGTTCTCCTTTATCGAAAGATAATGGTGGAACTCCATCTATACCTGATTTTGCAATCTCAACACTGCACAACGAATACTCATTAGATTCTAACCCAGATAAACTATCAGTAAGACCACGTAATGGTGATTTACCTAATGCTACTTCATTAGCTTCAGGTGATGGTGTTGAAAAATATAAAGATAATTTACCTGCAGGATCATCTTTTTAAAATAATATTATATGTCTAATTCGCTTACACCTGAGTCTAGGGGTCGTCTAATTAATCTTAAAACAAATTTAAAAAATTTAAGGTTTGGAGGGGATAGACCTGCTTCAGGTACAAGTAACCAACCATATGAAATAACCCCAATACCAGAGGGAACAGGATATTTAAGAGATGGTATGCCTTTACAATCAGGTCCTGACTTTATATTAAGAGATGGTTTTTTAGCTCCTTTAAAAGCACTTAAAGATGTAAGTAGATTAGCTAAAATGTTTATTGATACTAAATCTCCAAGAGGTTTATTTTTTACAATAAAAGAAAATTTATTATCAAGAACTAATGTAAAAACTCAAGCATCTTTTGGTGCAGGTTATTTTGGTGGAGCAATGAATCAGGGAGCTTATTTACCTATAGGAACTTTACTTCAAGCAGGTTTTAATTGGATAGGAGCCCATACAAATAAATTTGGTTTAAATCCTATAGGATCATTAGGTGGTCCTGCGGGTGTAAATAGAAATGCAAGAGGTGGAGATGGAGCATTAAACCCATATTCTGTAGTAGTAAAAAATGACCAAGAAATAGGAGAAAATAGATTATATAATTTTAATAATTTTGTATCTAAAGGAACTTCAACCTCTGATGATTTTTTTGGAGGAGCGTTTGATGATTTATTAGGAGCAAAATTTAATATAAACCCAGATGCTACAGTAGAAAACCCAGATACACCTATATTATATTCATATGGAGGAGGACCTGGTTCTATATTAGGTATTGGAAAAACTAATATATTTAAAGAGCGTCCTACATATAACGCTATAAGAAATTACAAAAATTTATCCTCAACTTATCCTAATTATAGTGGAGTTCAACCCTCAGGTTTATCTACTTTGTTATATGGTGATAATTTTAGATTATATTCAAATACAGAATTAACTACTCGTAGAGGATTATATCCTAGAAGTTTTATGAATTTTGTTATAGATTCTGAGATAGCATTAGATGATACTACAGGAAATGTAGTATCTAAAATAATACATAAAGCACCAAATTATACAAATCAAAATAAAGCTATAAGAACAGGAATAGGGGATCCTGGACAACATATTACATATGCTGTAGATGGTACAAATAAAGAAAGAAATTTGTTCGATTATAGCATACCAGCTTTTGATATGGAAGCTTTAGATAAAATAACAGCTTTAAAAATGTATGAAGCTGAAGGCCCTGATAATACATTACCTATTAATGATTTATGTAAATTTAGAATTGCTGTTGTTAATAATGGACCAAGTGAAGGAAAAAAAGCAACTTATTTACATTTTAGAGCTTATATAAATGGTTTTACTGATAATTATGCTGCAACTTGGAACGATGTACAATATGTAGGTAGAGGTAATGTATTTAAAAATTATAGTGGTTTTACTAGAGATATATCAATGGGATTTACAATAGCAGCAACATCAAAAGCAGAATTAATTCCTATGTTTGCTAAATTAAATTATTTAGCTTCATCCTTAGCACCTGATTATGGTACTAATGGATTTATGAGAGGAAATATGGTTAGAATGACTGTAGGGGGCTATTTATATGAAGTACCAGGAGTATTAACAACTTTAACTTACACTATTCCAGATGATACTACATGGGAAATAGCAATTGATGCTGAAGGTAAAACAGATCCATCAGTAAAAGAACTTCCTCATAGAATAGAGGTTAGCTTAGCTTTTACTCCAGTACAAGATTTCTTACCTTCAAGACAAAGATTATTATATAATGAAAATGGTGAATTACGAGCAGTAGGAAATGAAACATTTATAAGTATGAATAATGGAAGAAATACTAACTACTCAGGAGATTTTGGTTTAGGTCAATACAACCAACCTATAAAAACACAATCAGATGAATAGATATGCTGAAATAAATCCTCTTACTACTCTTAATAATAATTTAAGAAATAAAGGTACTATATATAAAAATGTAGCCCAATATCCTATTGTTCCTCAAAGAGAAAGTGATATATATGCTATAACTGAATGGGGTGATAGATTTGAAAGTTTAGCATTTCAATTTTATGGTGATGTAACTTTATGGTGGATAATAGCTATAACTAATCCTAATATTGTTAATTTTTCATCTATTTTTATCCCAATAGGATCACAAATCAGGATACCCCAAGATATTTCTCCAATAATTGATGATTATAATGAATTAAACGAATAAGGTTATGGGTAATATTATAGGTCAACCATTTGATAATTATGTAAAAAGTCAAGTAGAAGTAAGGCAAAAATCATTAGGACAAATTACAAACATTTCAGCTGATGACTTAAAATACTATACTACTAAAACACCATGGTTAAGATTAGCTAGTTCAGTTAATCTTCTTACTAATGAAGAAGTCCAAAATCAACTAACAAATCCTAGTCTTGCTTCTTCAAGTGATACGGTTTTAGATAGATTAATTAAAGCTGGTGTACCCGAAGATTTAATAAAGGGTAAAAATTTAGCTAAAAATTTTATACTTCAAGGTGGGGCATTATCTATGAATGATGATGGAAATATTAAAATTAATAAAGGTTTAAACTATAACAATGATATATTTAATGGAGCTTATGGGTGGGGAGGTGTTTCTGAAAGAGGATATGTTCCTATGCCTGGAATTGAATCAGCTCAAACAACTTACTATAACAATGGAGCTTTAAGTAAAGCAACAATTAATGTAAAATGTTATAGTAAAGCTCAATTTCAATTATTAGATGCTTTATATTTAAGACCTGGATATACTCTTTTATTAGAATTTGGTTGGTCTACATATTTAAATTCAACAGAGGATAGTAATGGAGATGGTGTACCTAATTCTTCAAATGCAGAAACAGGAGTAAGTGATTTAGAAATAGGTGCCTTACAAACTTATGATGGTTTTAAATCTAAACCACTTCAATTTTTACTAAACCCAGATTCAGGTGATGGTCCAGGTAACCAATTTCAAATGTTAACTACAATTCAACAAGAAAGAAGAAAACATTCAGGAAATTATGAAGCTGTTTTTGGTAAAATAACTAATTTTAAATGGTCTTTTGGTACAGATGGGTCTTATAATTGTGAAATATCTTTAATAGGTATGGGTAATCTCATTGAATCCTTAAAATTAAATGTTACTGATCCTAATAAAGATAATCAAAGCAATAAAAGTGACACTATTAAGACAATAACAAAAAAAGCTTATGTTCGTGAATGGTTAGGAGGACTTTTAAGTGATTATCTTCAAGTTTCTAAAAATGACGAATCTCCTTATTTAGGTAAACCCCGATCTGTTAAAAATGCATTTTTTAAAAAATTTACAATTAATGGTAAAATAGTTCTTAAATTAAATGCAACAAAACAACAAGTTGTTGATTATATTTTAGAAGAAACAGGATATGATGAAAGAATAAAGGATGAACAAGATAATATAATAAAAAATAATAATAATAACCCTTTAAATGCCTATAAAGATGATACTAGATTAAATAAAATATTTTATGATCTTTCACAAGAAATACAACAGAGGTGGACTGGAGAAGATGGGGGGCAAGGGTTAAGAAGAAATGGAATAAAAAATGGAATTTTTATATTAAGCGATACCTTTAATGGAGAAACAAAAACTTATGGAGGTCAAAAAATTACAAAGAGTATATTTATAAAATTAGCTACTTTATTAAAAATTATAGAACAAAATTGTAACTTATTTTCTAATAAAGATGATGGAACTCCAATGATAAAATTTGATTTTGATTATAGTAATATGGAAAATGATCAAAATTTTATGGCAATTATTCCCCCTAATATTTCAACCAACCCTCAAAAATGTTTAGTAGCTTATAATAAAATGTCTATTAAAGGATTTTCTTCCTATACTGCTGATATCCCTACAGGAACTGAATTAAATAAAACATTAACACAAATACAAGATTTTTTAGTAGATGATAATCCTTTTGTAGGAAGATTAGGAAATGTTTATATAAATTTAAGATTTGCAGCTGATGCAGTAGCTACATCAAATAAAGATAGTGATGGGGCCATATCCGTTTTATCATATGTTAAAACTATTTTACAAGGGATAAATGAGTCTATGGGGAATATTAATAATTTTTCAGTAATGTATTCAGAAGATGAGGGTTCAATAAAAATTTATGATGAAACCCCAAAGGTAGGATTAATTGAAGAAATTCCTGAGAAATTTACAAAAATAAATATTTTTGGAGTAAAACGAAATCAAGGATCATTTGTTACTAATATTGGGTTAGATGCTGAAATTCCCCAAAATTTCGCTACAATGATATCAATAGGAGCTCAAGCATCTGGAAATAATCTTATGGGTAATTCTTTATCTTTTTCAAATTATAATAAAGGTTTAATTGATAGAATAATACCTGAAAAGGTTGATTATGATACTTTAAATAAAGATGAAGAAACCCCTGATCCTCTTACACAAGCTAAAACAATAGCAACACAAAAATTATATTATAAATCTACTACAGATAAAGTATCACCCCTAGAAAGTGTGTATGTAAAAAGAGGTCAAAGTGATGGTGGTAATGTTAGTGGATATAACTTCACCCCAGAAGTTACAAATGATCTTACAGAAAACTATACAAGTTATATTAAACTAATACAAGGAGAATTATCAAGAGAAAATAAAGTACCATCCCCTTTCTTTTTACCTTTTAATTTAAATTTAGAACTAGAAGGTATATCAGGAATAAAATTATTTTCAAAATTTAGAATATCTGATGATATTTTACCTCCTTCATATGAAAAAGATAGTGTTGATATTATTGTAAAAGCAATTAATCATAATGTTGATATTCAAAAATGGTCAACAACTATTGATACACAATCTGTTCCTAGATTTAAACCACTTTCTATTGAACCACCAGATGAAGTTGTAATTGAAGAAAATGACCAACAAAAACAGTTAGAAGAAGCAGCAAAAGACGAACCACCAACGGATCCTAATGAAGATATAATTACAAGGTTAAGATTAACTAGATTAGCTGATAATGGTTATCAAACTTTAAGTATAATGGAAGTATTAGATGAAAGTGGTAATACCTTATATGCTTTACCAACTGTAGAATTATCATGGGATGATAATAAGAATAATGTAAGTTGTATACCAACAGGAACTTATAATGTTGCTTCAAGGGTTTCCCCTAAATATGGAGACTGTTTTATCATTTCAGAATTAAATGATAGAAATGAAATAATTAATACAGGAAAAAAGATAACGGGATACAATGAAACAGATAGAGGATATGTATTAATACATGAGGCCCCAGCAGCTCAGGGAAATAAAAAACCTTGGTTATTAGGATGTATGGCACCTGGGTTTAAATTTAATACTAATCAAAGTGATGGACGAGTACCTGCTAATCCTAGAGGAACAGGACCTAGTTATGGAGGCAAGCAATCACCATCGCATTTAGAGTCAGTTCAAGCTAATCAAAAATTAATAGGAACTTTATGGAATGTAGGTAAAAATCCAATGTTTAAATTAGAAATTAAAGCATTAAATGGAGTTAATAAACCTATAGAAAGCAATTTTTATTCCTTTTCTGTAACTAATGAAATTAAAAGAGTAGAAAATATAACAGGAGAAAAATATACTTATGAAGGTGGAGCAGGTCAAAATGCTCCAGTAGGGGGTGGTAATATATTTGCTCCAACACTTTAATTATGGCTTATATACCTAAATCACAAATAAAAGAAAACCAATTCACCCAAGGGGCAGAGTGGTATTATATTAAAAATAATTCCTCTTATACTGGGTTTTATTATATACTAGCTAATGGTAAAGCCTATACAGGTAAAAATCCTAATGATCCCCCAAATGATGAAATTGCTAAAAAAATACCTATTGTTTCATCACAGATAAAACAAGGAACAGTTGATGATGGTTCAGATGGTGTAGAATATGCAGATAATTGGGATGGTAAAACTTATGGTAATCAAACACAAAATGCTAAAGATATTAAAATATATGGAATATTAACTAACACTGATTATAATTTAATAAGATCAAAACCACAATATTCTCCAACACTCCCAACTTCTGAAGATTATGAAAAAGGAATGTTTGTAAGATATTTTGTGTGTAAAATAAATCAATTAGAATATTTAGAAATTGATGAAAAAATATATAATAATATTTTTACTCAAAATAAAGTATGGATATGGGAAGATTATGTGCCCTTTACTTTAAATTGGTATATAAGTGGAGATATTGATAGAGTATTTAATAATAATAAAGGATCTATTTTTATTAAAGAAAAAGAAATAAACAAAAAGGGATTAGAAGATTATTTAGGAAAACAATATTTAGAGTATTTTAAATATAAGGAAGTAAGTAATTTAAATACCCTAGGGGGAGAATTAATTACCCCTACAGGCCAAAATTACATAGGACCTTATCATATTCATAAATTTCAAGGTCCTATGGAAGGTGCAATTCATACATCTTCAGCTCATAGAAAATTATTTTATAGAAGGTTTTATAGAAGTGAAACAGTTGATTCTTTAAATCAGGAAGGAGTTATTGAAACAGGAGAAACACAAGCAATAGAATTTGTAACAAATATTTCAACTGACCCTAATTATATACCCCCAACCCCTAGTGGAGGATCTTCAGGTGGGGGTGGATATTAGATAAACTCTTCATATATTGAAACTAAAAAGTTATGTTTTGGTTAGTTGAAAGTAAGGTTCAATTTGAACAATTTTCAAATGCTAATTGGAAAGAAGTTTTTATAGAAGTAATTCCAAATAGTTATTTAATACACCCCACACAAAATAGTATTTGTGCGTTGTATATTAAACCGTTAGTATCAACTAAAGGATTTATTGTCCCACTATCACATAGTGAAACTTTAAATATAAATATAACGGAGATAAACACGATGTTACGTAAATTTAGTAGCATATATGTGCGTGATAAGAAAGAATTTTTACATTATTTACCATTAAAAGGCCTCTTTGACATAAACCAACAAAACCCTCCGTATATACCAGAACTACTACAAACACATCATATTTTTAATAAAAGATATCCCAATAAAAAAGATGTGAATAGAATTATACCTATAGTTAAACACTATGAGTATTGTGAAGAAATATATAATAACTTAAAAGATAAAATAAATGGAAAAATCAATGAATTCTACAATAACAAATCTTCAGTGGTTTTCAACGCCATTGAAAGAAGTGGTATACGAGTTGATAAATCAAGATTCGAATCGCATTTTCATGCTATCGATGGAGACTACGTTTACACGCAGTACAACTTTAAAACCCTCACAGGAAGACCAAGTAATAAATTTAAAGGAGTAAATTATGCCGCACTTAATAAAGAAAATAATAGTAGAGAAAGTTTTATACCCCGTAATGACATTTTTGTGGAGTTTGATATTGGCGCTTATCATCCTACTTTGTTATCTAAGTTGGTTGACTTTAATTTTGGTGATGAGGATATTCATTCTGCCTTCGCAAAAATGTATGGGGTGGATTACAAAAAAGCTAAAGAATTAACATTTAAACAACTGTATGGAGGAGTATTTGATCAATATAAACACTTAGAATTTTTTCAAAAAGTACAAGTATATACTGATAATTTATGGGAAGAGTTTTGTAAAAAAGGCTGGATTGAATGTCCTATTTCAAAACATAGATTTGAAAAAGATAAGCTTAGTGAAATGAAACCTCAAAAGTTGTTGAATTATTTACTACAAAATTTGGAGACGGCAATGAATGTTCATATATTGTGGGAAATAATAAGGTTATTAAGAAATAAAAAAACAAAGATAGTTTTATATACTTATGATTCGTTTTTATTTGATGTAGATAAAGAAGAAGAAGATGTGTTGGGTGAAATAAAAGAGCTATTTAATAAATATAAATTACAAATAAAAACATGCTATGGAAGCGACTACAATTTTAAATAATACTCCTAATATGTATACTATGGACGATTTTTCGGACATTACTAATCAAAATTTAGGAGATTTGAATAATAAACTATTTTGCACATTTACAACCCTAGATAATTTAGAAACACTTCTAAGTTCTATTACAGACAAATACAATGTAATGTATAATAAAATATTTGTTTTGTATGTTAAAGAAAATGATGAGTATGTTTGCACCTATAATATCGATCAAGGTAACATTTCAGATTTACCTGACAATACAATTTTAGTACATAGAAAAAAAGAAACAAATACACTTTACACTATTAATGCTTTAAATGAATTAATTAAAAAATTAAATGGTGGTGTAGTTGATACTAAGTTCCCTATAACTTGGGAACATTATAAAAATTCAGTACTTT